CGCATTGCCCGCCGTGGTGTTAGTCTGGAACCGCTTCTTCAAAACGGTAAACCAGAGGTTAGTCGAGTTCGCCACTTGGGCGAGCGACATCGTATTCGCCGTGGTGATCGTGCCTCCGAGGACCGTAGGAGCATTAGAGCCCGAGGACGCAGAGACGATAAATACCGCGCTGCCCGATAGCGACTCTTGCAGGATCGTGCCGATGCCAGACGGCCCCCTAAACCTCGGCATGAGCCTCCCCGCCAGCGACCGGGCATAGAGTAGCAGGCCACCGGCAGCCGGCGCCGCCGGCTCCGTCGTGGCGACGAGTCGCAGGTTGCCGCCTTCGACCTCAACGTTAGCCGCACCACCAAAGGCGCCAGCGTTGTTGTACTGCACCTGCCCGGAAGTGCCGCCCGGCGAACCGCCACCGCCGCCCGGAGGCGCAGCAAAGGTGCCGTCCGCGCGGAGGAAGTTGGTGGTGCCGCCGCCGCTTGCCGGGACGAGGCCCGCGTTGCCGCTGCTCATGAGCGGGAGCGTGGCATCGGTGCCGGTGTCCGAAGCGATTACCCGCGTCGCCGCGTCGTAGGTCAGGTTGGTGCCTGCGCCGCCACCTGCCGCCGCAATCGTGAGCGTACGGGTTGCGCCGGAGCCTGCGGGCGTGATGGTGATATTCGTGCCAGCCACAAGCGCCGCCTCGGTCTGGGCTCGGGATGCGCTGGCAAAGTCCGTCACGTCTGCGGCGACGTGAGTGTGCGCCGTGGGCGTGCGGGCGTCGGACAAGCGCGCGTCATTGCCCTGACAGAACGTGTTTGCGGTGCTGCCGAAGGTGCCGGTAGCGAGCACTCCCGAGGCCCCGGTAATTACGGGCAGATTGGCCGTGCTGCCGATTGCGCCAGCATTGGTGATATTCCCGTGTGTGTGCGAGAGGGGCGTGCGCGCGTCAGAGAGCCGGGCGTCGTTTCCTTGGCAAAAGGTGTTGGCCGTGGTCCCGAAGGTGCCCGTCGAGAGCACGCCGGAAGCGCCGGTGATGATCGGCAGGTTCGCCGTTCCGCCAATCGCTCCGGCATTCGTGATGCTGCCGTGCGTGTGCGAGGTGTTGGCCTTGCCCGCTAAGCCCGCGTCAAGCTCCGCCTGCGTCGCCATATCCACGGCGAATCCAGGATTTGGATACGTGCCGCTCAACACACCACCCGCCCCGCCTGAGGGGGGCAGCGAAGAGGGAGCGCCACTAAGGTCGGAATATGCGCCAGAGGTCGCAACCGTAGCCAGCCCGTCGAGCTTGGTCTTGTCCGCCGCGCTCATCACGCCCGCGAGCGAGGTCGTAGCAGCCGGGAGAATCGCGTCGGTGCCCGTGTCGCTCTCGATCGTCACGGTGGTGCCGTCGCGCGTAAACGTCAGGTTGGTCGCGCTCCCGCCGCCGCCTGTGGTGATGCTGCCGCCGCCCGCAGATACCCACTGATTCGAGGAGCCGTCCTCGTACCAGACGAACAGCTCGCCAATGTCAGACCGCCACCAAAGCGGATTTGCCGTCGGGTTGGCCGGAGCCGTGTCGCCAATGTGCAGCCCCGCGCCTCCACCGCCCCCGCCGCCTCCGCTGGATGCGATGGTCAAGGTCCGGGTGGCCCCCGTACCAGCCGGAGTGATCGTGATGTTCGCCCCGGCGATGAGCGCTGCCTCTACCTGGGCGCGGGTGGCCGAGTTGAAATCAGAAATCGCGGTGGAGACGTGGGTGTGGCCGACGTTGGTTTTCGTATCCAGCGCCGCTTGCAGCCCGGTTACGTCGTCGATCTCGTGCGTGTGCGAGGTCGCAGCCTTGCCGTCGAGCGCAGTTTGCAGGCCGGAGGTTTTCGCAATGGAGAGCGAGCCGTCCGCGATGCGTGCCGCAGCAAGCGTGCCAGTAAGATTTGCCGCATCCGTCGAGGTCGCAGTCGCCGCCAGCCCGGTGATCGTGCTAGCCGCCTGCGTGCCGGTGTGGTTTGCGCGGGCGAGGAGCGTCGCGTCGGGCGAGTTGGCCGTGGCGCCGGTAGCGATGCCCGAGAGCTTCGTTTCTTGCGCAGTGGTGAAGCTAGCGGTGGTGCCAGAAATCACCGCAGGGATGCCCGTGAGATTCGCTCCCCACGCAGCGCCGACCGTCGCGCCGGCCTCGATCCCGTCCAGCTTGGTGATCTGCGTCGAGGTGGCTACGCCGGCAAGCGTGGAGGTAGCCGCAGGCAGCACCGCATCGGCCCCCGTGCTGCTCGCCACAGTCACCGAGGATCCGTCGCGCGTGGTCGAGAGGTCCGTCGCGCCACCGACGCCCGAGACGTTTTGCCACGCGATGTCGTAGTCCGCGCCCGAGAGCTTTACCGGGACTTGCCCGGTACTGCCACCGACGGGAAGGCCGGGACCAGCCGGACCGGGCTGGCCGATCTGCGGCCCGATGGTGATGCTCGCGGGAACTACGTTGGGGATCGTGATTTTTATGTCGCTCATCGGGTGATGTCGGCGCTGACGATAAATGAGATGGGGTCGCTAGAAATGGTCTGCCCTGCGATGACCATTTCCACGTCGAGCACGTAGTCGCCGGGGACCCATGCGGAAGTCGTGGCCGCAGCGACCGCAGAGAGCGTGATGGTGCCAAGTGCGAGCGTGATGGTGCCGAGCGTGGTGCTCCATTCGTAGAGGACGGCATCGGTCTTGCGGTTGCGGATCTGTATCCGTGCGGAGGATACAAGCACGTCAACTCCCGCCGCGTATTCAACGGTTAGCGTGCGAGCTTGGAAGGTGTCGCCGCGCTTGGCCGTTATGCTCTGTGTAGTTGCTGAGGTCATACGGTGTCGCCGCGAGCGATGCCCGGTAGGTTGTAGGTGCCTTGGTAGAGAGGGTTCATGTGCGGGGGGGCGGCGTGCTCAGTTGGTACTCGGCGCCGCTATAGAAGGCAGAGAGATACACGCGGCGGTTGCCGTAATTGTATGAGCCGCCGCCGAAGTCGTCGGTGCCGTCGAAACTATCCATAATGTACACGGTCAGCCCCCCGATCCTTACGGGGATAATGTTTGCGTGGCCGGGAGGCGCCGTAACAGGCCAGCCGGTGGGTGTGTAGTTCCGAGCGAGCGTGAACGCGGGGAGATTGTAGAAACGGATTCCGCCAGCACCAGAGGCCGCGCAGCCGTAGAATACGTTTCCGATTTTAACAAACCGGCATCCCTCGGCCCCGGTAAAAGAGGCGTCTTCGCCAGCCGTCGAAAAAGTCACCAAATCAGGCGATGTAGCAAAGCGAGGATGAAAGGTGCCAGTGCCAGTAGATGCCGTATAAATCGCGTGCCAAAGGCCAAGGTCCGCGCGCCAAACAAGATCCAAGTCCCACACACCGTGAATGCCTGCGGTCTGAGGCAAGGCGAGTTGCACGGGGTTGCTTAGCGTGTGAATGCCCGAAAGGAGGTTTTCGCGGGTTGTCCACTGGTGGACAACAGCGGTAAGCGTGCCGATGTTCGACGAGTTCTGCATACACACGCGCCAAAGCTGGGCGTTGCGGTCGTATAGGATTACTCCGGATATGTCGGCATTTGCGTGAAGCCCCCCGCGCTGGAGAAAAACCTTGGCGACAGGCTCGGCAACTAGCGTCGTCGGATCGACCGCCCAAACGGCGTTGTGCGAAAAATCCCAGCCGTCCGTGATCGTGGTAACCCCAGAGGGAAGCGCGGCGGTTCCTTGTAGAAAATATCGGCCCCGCTCGTCGTAGATGATTTCTCCGTTTTCGTATTTGATGGCGTAGGTGTTCTGAAGGCCGGTGTGGCCGGCGTAGCCAGCGCGGAGGCGCGTGCAATTCCAGACTCCACCATTGCTGTGGCCCACCACGAACGGGCTCATGTCGACCAAGTTCGCGGGCGTACGAAAATCAAGGTTGGCCGAAATATTGTCCCAAACGCGAGCAAAGCGCCACCCTGCCCCAGTATCAAAAAATAAAGACACCTTCCGGTTATGGATGATGACCGCCATGCCAAAGGGGCCAGTCATCGGAGCCTGCGCAAACGTGCCGTTTTGTACCGGGCCGCCGCCGTTGAATCGGGTTTCGAGACCGACCTCGCCGCCGTTGTTCGCGTTGTAGTAAAGGAACAGAGAGCGGAAATAGGCGTTGGCCAGCCCTGCACGATACCCAAGGCCGATACCGATGTAGCGAGTGGAGCCGCTGGCGGGAGCAGCACCAAACCACGCCTGCACGCACACGCAGGGAGAAACAAAAGTAGCTCCCGGAAGTACGGCGTAGCCCTGGTTCGTGGTAGTGCCGAATTGAAGCCCAGCAGCAGTCACCACCGGAGGCGTTCCGCCACCGAGCCAGCGCATATCAGTCGCACCGACAGAGGAGAAAGTGTCGTCAATCGTTACGAATCGCTCGGGAAGAAGGTCGAAAGGTCGCTCAAACCGAGTCGCGGTGAATGAGATATCCGCGAGCGTCGGCAACGACCCACTGACCGCAGGCAGCGAGCCCGGCGCCTGCGCGGGCTGCAGCGTACCCGTTACACTGTCCAAGTTGGCTTTACCCGCGAGGCCCGCGTCGAGCTCGGCTTGCGTCGCCATATCCACGGCGAAGCCGGGGTTTGGGTAGCTGCCACTCAGCACGCCACCGGCACCGCCAGCCGCTCCACTCGCCGGCAAGCCCGAGGCCAGAACAGAAACCGTGGTGCCGTCGGCGCGCGTGGCAACTAGGCGCTCGGTCGAGAGGATGGAGGAAACAGCAGGAAGGCCAGAGGTGGAGGGCATGTCAGTTGGTCGTTAAAACTTCGCCTTTTTCGTCGGTGAGCAGCGCGCCCGTTTCCGTGGTAATGTACTTGGATCGTGGATACGCCACGCCAAAGGGAATACGAAGCCGGGGCCAGATGCGCTTAAAAAACTGAACGATCATGGCGCCTGCACTCCCTCGGCCTGCGCCTTAACAAATCCGGGTTTTACGCGGGTCTCGCCGCTGGCGAGCTGCACCTTGAGAAAAGCGAAATAGGTTTTTCCGGGGGAAAGCGTGGCGGTCATCGCTTCGGTCAAGTCGATCTGCCCTTCGCCGCCAGTCGCGTCTAGAATGGCGATGCCGCCAGCGACCGTGGAGACGAGGATAAGCGCCTCGGCGTCGGCGTCATCGGATGCTTCCTTAACGGAAAACCAGAGCGACGCGCCGGAAAGATCGACGGGCACGTAAGGGTTTACGGCGTCATCCTCGAGGGTGAAAGTGAACGACGGCGCAGAGCCCACCGCGAGCGAGAGCTCGAACGGAAGCGGGAAGTTGGAGACGCAATCGCAAGAGCTCATAAAAAGCCGTATCCGGCATCCGGATACCACGGCAATTAGCTTGAGCTTGGCAAGCGTATTTGCCCTTTGGATACCATGAAACTAGCCCGAGACATCGCCCGTTGTGACGGACTGCTGCCCAAAGAGACCTTGCTCAACGGCAATCCGCAGGTGCTCTGGTCTATCGACTGCCCCCAGCGCGAGAGGTGCGTGCGGTTCCTCGCTCACATGACCGACATCGAAACCAGCCAGACCTTGCCTGTTTCCTTCGTCGCAGTCGCCCACGCGCCGGATGAGGAGTGCCGGGTGTTCAAGCCGGTTTAGGCGGTTGGAATAGCGGCCCGCAGCGGTGGCAGGCAAAGGCTACGGGGTGCTGCGCGATCCAGCCAACTAGCGCGTGCCCTTGGCAGCTCGGGCAGAGGACTAGATGCGTATGCCGCCACTCGACCGAGGCTCGCGCCAGTATGTCGGCGGGGTATGCGCTATGCGGCGGGGGGAGGGTGGGGAAGTTCAAGACCAGAAAAAGGGCTCGGGCGCGCCTTCTATGGTAACAATTGGGTCTCGGCCCGAGTCATCGGACTCGTAAATATCGAACACCATTCCGACGGAATTGGTTACGCTACCGAAATAAATTGACGCTAAGGGCGGCGCTATGGCCGGGTTTTGCAGGAAGTAAGTATTAGGACTCCCCGCATTAAAAATGAAACTGAATGAATAATAGATCCGCCACCTGGAGGTGCCTGTGTGGTAGTGAAGAAAAACCAAGCAAAGGTAATCCTCTTGGATGGTGCCCGTGCCGTTGAACCGCATGGTTGTACGCCACAAAACCGGGGATTCACGAATCAGCGCACAAGCGCGGGCCGGGGGAGAAGGGCTTGGAGAGTCTACGAGCATCCCTATGCTTACCACGTCTCCGTCTACGGATCGTGAGGTGCCGACTGTGCTAGGGTCCCAGCTAATGCCGGGATACAAGGTCTCCGAATTAGGAAGGCCGACCGGATAAGTAATCAGCTCATAATCGGGCTTTAGTTGCGGGATAAGAATCGTGCTCGCAGGTAGAATTTGAAAGGAGCCCAGCGTCGGTTGACTTCCGGCAAGCATGAATCCCTCTAGGCGCCACGCCCAATGCATAGCCTCTGACAACCCTTCATCGCCCCCCTCCTCGGGCAGTACGATGTAATCAAAGTCCAAGTCAAAAATGTCCGGGAGTATCTCAAAGTCTTTCCGGCAAGCGCCACCAGGGAACGGCCCCTCATAAAGGAACGCTGGGTAGTTCGTCGGCATATCAATATCCCGCGTAAGCCAGCGGGTAGAGCGCCGGCTCGCCGCTGTTGCAGATAAGCCGAACCAGCAAATGCGTGTTCAGCATCTGCTCGAAGTGGTACTCGCTGCCGCCGATGGTGAAGTCGAAACCGGGAGCGTTTTCGTTGAATCCGCTGGCCACGCTGCCAATCAGCAAGTGGAACTCGGTCTGTGCGCCGGAGGCGTAGGTGACTGGATCCGCAGGATCCACGGTCGTTATCGAGGCGGCGGTAATCTCGTAGCTCGCCACTGTGCCCTTGAGCCAAATCTTGGTATCCGAAGCTAGCGTGATCGGCGTCGTAAGCGAAGTGATCGTGACCGGCGTGGAGAGCGTGGAAAAAAGGCGACTCTCCGGCAAGATCGACACCTCGTTAGAAAACGCGGAAGCCGGCACCACCTTGAATGGGTGGTAATAGGTCGAGCCCGTTCCATCACTGCCTCCGTCGCCTTGGTTCTGGAGGTCTTTGCCGTCGATGATTACGTTGCCTTGCGAGACCGTGACCTGGATCCCATTTTTCCCGAGTACCCGCGTCCACGGGCGAGCGAGGTCGATCAAGGAATTCACCGCGCGACCAACGTGCGCGAAGGTATCAGGAAGCCTACCGATTTTTTGAGGTACGCTCATAGAGGGCGGACGCGGCGAGTGGAACGGACGTAGATATTCCCCTTGTATCGCTCGAGGGTGCTGGCCTCGACCACATAGGAAAAGAGACCAGCGGTGATGTCATCTAGCCAGTCGGTCGAGGTCGGCGTAGTAGTCGCCGCGAGAAAAAAATCGGAAGGGTCGCGCGGCGTTGTATCGGTCGGATACTGAAAGGCGGTGGCTGGAATTACTGGGACTAAGCCCGGCGACGTGTACAAAAGCCCAGCGCCAACTTGGAAATACTCTTTTTGTAGTTCCAAATTAACTACACGCTGGAAGGGAAGGCGATTAGCTCCGGCAGTGTAGGCGATGCCAGGAAAGGTCGCCGCGAAGGTCTCGTAATCGAAGCGGGGCGCTGGCACGTTGCCCCACGTGCGCGTAAACGAAACTATGCCTGCATCAACTTCCACCGGGTCCGTGTCGCCGATGTGAAAGAATGTGCCGACCGGATGTGCTGCCAGATTCGCCGACGACGAGTAGGCGGTGTTAAGCGCAAGCGGAGCGTAGCTCTCGGCGCGCACGATGAACTGCTGCACGATCTCAAGCGTGGCGAGGTCGCCCTCTGCGGAAAAGGGGTAACGAATCAGGCCAGGGCCAAGAAACTTCGGCGTGGATGTATCTTCTGTTTCGTACATGGCTTAAATCTCCGTCGGGCGCAGGTGCCGCTCGATTTTGTCGAGAAGGCTTTCGCTTTTGTTTTTCTGTGCTCCCGCGCGCTGTGACTCGCGGTCGTTTTTTTCGCGGCTTTGGAGGGTGCGCATCGCGTCTTCCTCGGACACGATGCGATTGCCTCGGCGCAGTTTTCCGTCCTCGCCGCGCGTGAGGCCGATTCGGGAAAACTTGTCGTCGGGGCTCTGTGCTTTTTTCGCGCCTTCGATGGATGCCTTTAACCGCTCGTACTCTTCGCGCAGCTTGGCCACGGCAAGTTTATCAGAGGCCAGTCCGCTTTTCTGCGCCTTCTCAAAAGCTTCTCGGCCTTGGGCGAGGATCTGCACCATTTGCTCCTCCTCGGAGAGGCGATCAAAGGCCATGCTCGCTAGCTCCTCCTGCGCTCGCTTCTCGATCTCGGCGGATTTCTCTGCGGCTACGCGGTCAGCCTCTGCGGCCTTTTCTTTTTCCTGCGTGATTTTTTCCTCTAGGCTGGCAATTTGACTCGTCAGTCTCTCGGCCTCGATAAGCGCGGGCACCTCGCCCGTTTCGCGGAGCGAGACCTGGCGAGCACGCAGGGCCTCAAGCTGTTGCTCCGTGCTAAGCTGGCGCAGGGCGTTGTCGTATTGCAGGTCTGCGAGGTCTTCCTCGGCCTTTTGCTGCGCTTGGTACTGCGCACGCAATGCAGCCGTCTCTTTTTCTCGGGCTGCTTTCTTTAGCTGCGCAATTTCCAGCTCCTTTTGCTCGGCCTCTGCAACCATCTCCGCAGCTTTAACAAGGTCTTCGTTTGATGCGGAAACAGTACCCATCTTGCCTCGTCCTCTGCCCGCAAGGCGAACACGATCTGCACTCAGGCGATCGGCTCCGGCGCGGAGATTGGCAGTCTCCCGTTGCAGCCTCGCCAGCTTTTGCTCGCTCGTCTCGTTGATTCGGATGCGAGCAATTACCGCCTCGGTCGCGCGGGTTGAGGAGTCGGCAATTTCCTTGGCTGCATTCGCGGCTTTTTCCCAATGCGAAGAAATTAGCTCGGCAGCCTTTTGCGCGATTGCGAATCCAGAGCCAAGGCCGATGCCCCCCAGCACGGACTCGAGGATTCTCCCGCCGGTAAACTTTTTCCCAATTTGGGCAAACGCTCCTTCTGCCTCGCGCGAGCGACGGGTGATCGTCGCGGTGGCTTTTTCAACCTCCGTAATGTCTGCACCAAAACGTGCGGTGATTTTTGCCATTGTACTTAGTTTCTGGATACGGCCTCAGCGCGCAAGCGGTTAAGCTCATCACAAGCGCGTGCGTTTACGGCATCGGTCTCTTGGTAGTTGCGATAAGCAGGATCCTCGATCTTTCGCGCTGCGTGGAGCCACTGCCAAAAAGCAGCAAGGGGCATTTGCATGAGTGCCTCGAAAGTGAATGAAGGAAAGGCGCCCATGATCTCTGCGCACAGGTCCACGGCAAAGGATTTCCTCGGCCATTTCGTCGCGCTTATGCCCTTTTTCCGCCCGGTAGAGTACCGGCCAGGCATATCAAGAAACGCGTCGTCGATGAAGACGTTTACTTCGTTTATGACTTCGAGGTCGTCAGTGGTGCGCTTGCCGACGCGCGAGAACATCCGGAGCTGGCGACGATCTGAAAAAGCGCCTCGCTCGGACCAGTCTTTGTGCAAGAGCCAAATGACTTTCAGCGCGTGAACTTCTTGTATTTCCCCACCGGATACAAACGGGTTTTGCGCGTGATCAAGGATCACCCAATCACGCAGCGTGAAAGCCCGCACCGGCTCTCCGCAGAGAAAGAGCGGGTGCGGGAAAAGCGAGCCGGTGCGGACCTCATCGAGCCGTTTAGCCGCAGCACGAAAAGCCTCGCGCCAGCCCGGCACGTCCTGGAACGACCGGAGCATGGCGGTTGGCGATTAGACCGCTACGGAAACCCAGCGGAGGGAGAGCGCAAGAGTGCCGGGACCAGTGCTGGAAATCGCTTTGCCGACTTGGAAAATAACCCAAGTCTGCCCCTCGTAGTTGAAGGTCGCAAACTGCGCGGGCGGGACTTGCGTGTTGCTGCCGACCTCGATGGTCATGCTGGCATCACGCGGCCCTGCAACGCGCCGGCAACCCCGGTAGGAGCCGTTAGAATTTTGAAAGTCGGGGCCGACGGCGGTCGAGCCGGAATCGTTGAAGTCGGTGACGACGTAGGTGACTGAGCCGATGGTGACATCGGTGGTGAAGTCTGCGGTGGTAGGATCGTAGCTCATGGGAGAAGAGGGCTTAGGTTAGGGTGCTGGCAAAGTGTTGGCAGGCCATGCGTCGGGCTTCACGTAGTACTGTATCGAGTATCCCAATACGGTGCGGTCCATGGCATCTTCTGTGATGTCGTCGGACACGCCTTGGCGGGCGACGACGCTGATCGCGTAGTAGTCTAGGGAAAGCGCAGTGAAGCCGCCGATTTTCCCATTCATGGCCCCGCGAAGCATGAGCGCCTGAGCGAGCGCGACTCGGTATTCGTGCCGGCTGGAAAAACCCCAATCAGGCGAGGCAACGTCAATCGCGCGCTCGGTCTGTACCGCGATGCTGATCGTACCATCCCACACGTCATTCTCCTTTTCGCCCGTGTTGGTGGTGGTCGAGGGAGCGGCGTGACCTTGGCTCGGCCCGACCTCGAACATGATCTCAACCCGCGCGTCGGGCAGGTCGCCCGTGTACCTCGAGGTAAACGCGGGAAGGTCGTTCGCGCAAAAGTAAGCAGCGAACCCATCTTCGAGGATTCGCTGCTGATTTAGCAGGGCTGGAAATGAAGGCGCGGCAGGCATCAGGAACGGCGGATGGAAAGCGTCAGGTGATAGCAGTCAGGCGCTAGATCGGTCTGTACGTTGGTGACTCGGTAGGTGGTCGCGCCGATCAGTACGCAATCTGCGGAGTTGGCCACTGGAGCAGCGGTGCCGGTGGGCAGCGCAAGCATGATCTCGAGGTCGGACATTTCTTGCGTGTATCCGGCCTGCATGATCTTGCGCTGCATACTCGGCTCGTTCTTTGCGGCGGTGTATTGCACGCCGCGAAAGATAACGGCGATGGGGCGCCGGTAGATGTGCGAAATAAAAACCCGGCGGCGGATGCAGCCGTTAAGAGCTGGCACCATCGCCGCCGGGTTGTAGTCCATTTGTGGATACGCCTAAGGCGTAGCTTAGCCAATGAGCAGGGCGCTGTGAGCGGACTTGATGCTCGAGACACCCCAGACAGCGGCGACGGCGTAGGTGACCATGCGGTTACCGGGATACACGCGGACCTCGAAGGAGAGGCCGGTGCGGGGATCGGTGACGACCTCCGACATGATGGCGATGTCGCCCTCCTCGGGGGAATCGGGCACGCGAGTAGCGAGCAGGATGGAGGAGCGGTCGAAGGCAACGCCGGCCTTGGCGTGGTTGTTGACCAGGGTGACCGAGGCGTTATCGGCAACCGCACCAACAACGCCGGGGGCATTGATCGTGAACGAGCCGCCAGAAAGCGCGGTACGGACAACGTAGTTGTTACCAGCGATGGTGACAACATCACCGGCAAGGATCGTGCCGGATCCGGTGTCCACGGTGATCGTGGTCGCACCAGCGGCAAGAGCGCCGTTGACGAGGTACGAGGCGCCGGTACCCTTGACGAAAGCAGAACCAAGGCCAGCGGACTCACGGATCTGGAAGCCGGCGATGTCGAGCAGGACGCCTTGGCGGAGCAAGGAGTCTTCGGTGGCGTTTTGCGAGGTGGCCTGGCGACCGCGCAGATTCACGCCGACCAGGGTGGAGATAACGAGCTGCTTGTCGCTCATGGGCGCGCCGTTATCCGCGAGAATCTTGTGGAGCTCGGCGGCGGCGGTGTAGTCGTTGGCGGTGCCAAAGGGGTTGGTGCCAGCGGTGCCAACGGAGCGCGAGGCAGAGACAAGAGCGGTCGCGGCAATGTCGGCCTCCATTTCGTTGACCAGAGCGCGAATCGCCTGGGCGATCTGCTGCTGGCGGATGTTGGCGTAACCGGGGCCAGCGTTGATACCCTTTTGCTCGGCACCATTCCACGAGAAGCGGGCCTCGCGCTGCTTGGTGATTTGCAGGGGAACGTTGGTGATCACCTGATCAGCAATGGCAGGCAGCGCCATAGCGGGGGTGATGTCAGTGACGGTCGCGGTCGGGGTGATCGGGATCCGGAGCGTTTGGCCAACGGCGGTTTGATCGGCGCTGGAATCACGGAGGACCGAAGGAATAAAGCCGGTAAGTTCGCGCGACACTACGTCGAGGGCGGCGTAGGTGTCGGGGATGAGATTGGTGAGAGTATTAGCCATTTGGATACAGGGTCAAAGATTAGGTGAGGAAGGGTTAAACGATGCGCCCGCCATTGCGGGAAAAGTCGGATTTTTCTGCGGGGCTCTTGGTGGCCCACTCGGCAGCGGTGCAGGTCTTCGCGCCAGAATCGCCGGTTCCTACGACAACGGGAGCGATGCCATAGCGGCCAAAGCGTTTTGCGTAGCTGGACAGCAGAGAGTTTTTCTCAGCGAGCTGCTTCTCCATGTCGGCCAGCTTGGCGGCGTATTCGTCTTTAGACTTAGCCATGCCCTCGGCCTCGTCGGCCTTTGGCATCAGCGCGGCGATCTGGGCTTCGAGCTCAGAGATTTTTTTAGCCTGCGCGGCGATGGTCGCGTCTTTGCCCGCGGCCTCGTCTTCCATGAGCTTGGCCTCGGTCGCGGCAATAGCCTTGTCCTCGGTCATGTCGTCGCCGCCTTCGGCAAGTTGCTTGACCGCATAGGCGAGCGCCAGCGGCTTGTCTGCGTATTTAGCAAAAACAGATTTCATTCGGAAAGGGTGGGGGGCTGGTTTAGGAGACTCGGTGGGTTGTATTGAAACACTGGATACGGGCTCTTGCGCATTTTGCTGTAGTGTTTTTTCCAATACGTCAACTTCTTCTTTTTTACTGAAAAGAGCTTTGTTGGCGGCGGGGCTAGAAACGAAGTCGGCAGACTCGAAACGCATCGGGCGAATAAACGGATACCCACCATCCGGCGCTTCCTCTAGGTCTTGGTCGATTACGACGGAAACTCCGAAGGCATCGGGAGCAGTTGCGGCCAACTCAAACAGTGTGTCAAAGGCTTGCGGAGCGTGCTTACGCCAAGAGGAGAGCGCCTGGAATTGCGAGGCGCGGAGCACGCCCGCGTCAGCGTCGATGTAGATGCCGGAGAATACCCCGACCACTTCGGTGGGCTTCGGGTTCCAGTCATGGTTGATGTACGCTTTGATGCTCTTCCCCTGCGAGAGCTGGAACAACGACTGTAGCGTGGCCATGTCCACGCGCGCGCTGTGGCCTGCTGCCTCGCCAACGCTCATGATTGCCACGTCGCGCATGATGCCTGCGGCGATGTCGATCTTGCCGCCAGAAAAAGAGGCCGCGTGGAAGTACGCCGCGCGGACGGATTGGGGTGCTTTGGGTGTGCTCATGGAGTGGAGGGGGCAACGATGGTTGCGGCATCCTCCACTAGCTCGGCGCTTCCTTGCGCCGGCACTAGGCCAGAGGCTTGCTCGGTGCTGATTCCAAAAAGGAGAACGAGGGTGTTGATACCTTGCTCGCGCGGTATCACTCCGGTGGATACCTGCGCAACGATTTGCGTAAGGGCCTGAGTCCCGCCAATGCCGATGCTTTCGATGAGCGGCTTTGCGGACGATTGCTCGGCCACACCAGCCACCGGCGTGGCGGCGCCTTGCTCTTGGGCGGGTGCCTGAGGAGTAAACTCGGCCACGCTGCGCAGCGGGATAAAGCGTGCGATCTCGTCGGCGGTGACAACCTGCGCCTCGACTTCTTGTCGGGTCGGAGTGGGGTTGGCCGAGTAAGCCTTAAGCATCTTTGCGCGGCGAACCGCACCGGACACAATCTGAGCGTCCACCTTGTCCGGGTAGTTTCCGGACTCAGCCTGCACTTGGTCGAGCGACTTTTGCCCGGTGGCAATCGCCTCCGATTGCGCGGAGATGTGCTTCGCCTCGTCGATCTCTTTGATGACGGGCCAAAAATAAGAGATGTCCGCGATGCCGTCCGCTGAATCGTTGAGATGGCCTGAGTCAACGGCGATGCCGATTTGCCGCTCAACGATGCGATCACAGAACGCTTCACGCTCGGCGCGAACGTCGCGGATCGTATCGGATAAACGAAGACGGTCTGCGCGCGCAGAGCTGTAGTTACTTTTCCGATACCCAACAACGACCTCTTCCGGGAAAATCCCGAGCGGAGCGCAAATCTGGTCGAGAAGAAAAAGCGCGAAATCGGAAAAGTCCTGCGCGTTCATCTTGGGCTCGATGAGATCCACGGACTCACCGACCTCCCCATACATGATCGTGCCGTTTTTGATGTCTTGGTAATCGCTGCGCGCCGTTCCCATTTCGATAATGTCGCGCGCCTGCGACTCGACGCTTCCGGCCATCGCTTCCGCGAACATGCCGGGGTCGAAATTCTTTTTCATGAAAAGAGAAATAGCCGACTGGTTTTTTACCTGCGTGACCTTTGCCTTCACGATGTCGTCCAGGTGCTGCACGTAGTTAATCACCGAAGCCATGCGAGGGGAAAACCGCGTCTCCTCGATGCGCAAGGGCTGGCCGAGATGTGACACAAACTCGGCGGGGATTAGCTGCGCGCCTTCCTTTTCCTCAAAGGTCAAGGTGGTGTACCGTGATCCCTTATTGCGCTTTCTGTATCCAAAGCGGTAATACGCGGGCGAGCCGTCCTCATTGTAGCCAATGCCGTCGATCTCGCCATCGGGGGCGTTGGATGGAGAGCCGCAAAGTTCACTCGGGATTAGCTGCACCTTGTCCTCCACGTCCACGGCGAAGACTTCGCCGGCAATCATCTCCTCGATGGAAATGATCTTGTGGAGCCGGCGCCAACTCCAGTTGGTGCCGTACATAATCCTGGCCAAACGGCGCTCAAGCAGTCGCTCTTTCTCGTCGTTGAAATCGGTGTCGAAGCCATCTGCCTTGATGGTCGGCGCGCCGACGATAAGCGCGTATCGGTGCGCAATCGCCGCGACAATTGGGTTGTTCCTGAGCGCCCGGCGAAGGTATGCAATGATCGCCAGCCGATCTTGCATCGGAAGCATCTCCTGCTCGGGGCGGGGCGTAGTGCGCTGGCCGGAGTGCAGCTTGCGAAAGCGGTCATCACGTGCGGCCTCGTACTCCCCGAAATTCCACGAATAGCGCGACACGGGCCTTCCTCGGCCATCGTAGATAGTGGGAGATTTCATGTCGGCCAATAATTAGAGATATTCACGCCGGGCACGCGCTCATGGGTCTCGCCCGCTTCCTTCATCAGCAAGCGATCACGCGCCGCGCGAAGCGTGGAAAGCGCGCTACGCCAGCGCATGTTCTCAGAAAAAGAAGCGTTAAGCCCTTGGCTGCTGTGGGAATCGCCAAGCCCATGAGAAACGGCCAAGCGGTTTTCGATTTGCGAAATCTCCGCTTGAATTTCTTGCAGCTTCAAACTTTCCCGGACGGTCAACGGCATGACCGTAAAACAAAGACTGTATCCTGTTTGTCAATACACTTGTATCAGCTACTCGGATACTGTGGCCCACTTGTAGTTTTTTGCGACAAACTTTGCGTCCTCAAAAAAACCTTTCTTCATGCTATTACGGAAGAACTTGCGGCGAATCGTGATTGCCGAGGCCAGCTTTCTGGAGCCTCCCGTGGCCGATGCCACGCCGGACGTGTTGGCGATGACCACAACAGGTTTAGGGGTGTTGGCTCCCTCGGTCGCGGCAAAGCTAACCGTGCGCACGCGCCCGTTGATTGGTCGAGCACGGCGCACAAACTCGGGTACTTGCACCTGATTGTTCCCGAGTTTTTCAATAATCCCGTACCAGCTTTTTTGATCTATGCCGCGCGCCTCTAGCTTTAGCTCTATGTTGAGGGCAACCAGAACCATCTTTTTTTTCCAGACATCCGCTAGCGTACGCGAAACGTGCGAAAAGCCACCAGAGGCCGGGCGGCGAGTGAGAAATCGCTTGGTTTTGAAATCCCATACGCCGAGGGCAAATGCGCGGTTTGTTTTCGTGCTGAATCCCCAGAGCAAACCTTCCTGACCTCCTTTGGATCCGGTGTTTACGCTGTTGCGAATCGTGCCGCTGGGCATCTTGTCGCGGATACCAGCAATGGCCGCAGAGCGCCGGATTAGCGGCACCCTAGCGGTCTTTGTCATTTTCATCGCCCGCGCTACCGTCGCGGCAGCCTCAAAGCGCAATGTGCGCGGCAAGCTCTGCCTCAGCACCACGGCAAGTTGCTGATAGTAGTTCTCGAAGCGCGGTGGGTCTAGCCTGACCGTTAGGGCCATGCCGTATCCAGTTCCTAAATACGCAAGAGGTCAATACCGAGAGAATATCGTCTCTCCTCTGCTTTGCTTTCGGCGCTGCGAAATCGGGATGTACCTAGGCTCGGCTTTATCTTGCACCGGCTGCGGAGAGCTTGGCGCCTGTGGTGGGGGCGCCGGCTCGGTAAGGGTCGCCATGCTTCCGGCGTGCGCAGGGGAGTCGGGCGCGCAGGCCATTTGCTTCGCAAGATCCTCCTCGAAAAAAGTGGATCGGCGCTGAGCGGCGAGCGCATAAACCCGGCAGTCAAGGGGCTCGTTGCGCCGACCGTCGGCCTCAAAAATATAATAGGGGCGCCCGTGCTGATAGCGCACTTTCCGCTTTTCGCTGGTGAGCTGGCGAAAATAACGCGAGTCGTAGCCGTGGCCAATCGGGAAGTGCATCGACCTAGGCTCTCCTGGCTTGCTGTTGATGCGGTCGTAAATGGCGGTCTTTGCGGCGGTCACGCCCACCATCCATTGGTGCACTTTTCGCTTGTTGTTCGTAGAGGGCTTTCGTGGGAGGATTGGTATTTGTTTTCCCAGTACGTTAAGCCCCTTTGAGGCAAAGACGCCTTGCGCGCGACGAGGTGCGGTGAACTGAAACACTCGGTCCTGCTTCGCGCCTGAGTCCACGAAAACCGTTTCAGCTTTTAACGCTTTCCCGCATGGGTGCGGGTATTCGCGCAAAATCATCTCGGAGAGTTGGCACCACACTTCATCTTTTTCTGGAGAGCCAATAAGTACGTGATAACCCAGCCCCCAGCTTTCTTCCCCGCGACCCCACCCAACAACCTCTAGCTCAAGCCGATCCTCTTGAACATCCACGCCAATGGTGATGCGCAGTACTCCTGCGGGGAGGGTCTTCGTCGGGTCGTATGCCTCCGCGCGGCTAATGACCTGATCGGCGTTTAGCACGATCTCGGCGTCTGAGTCGTCCCAACACTCAGCCTTAAACGTGTTCGTCCACACCTGCAACGACTCACGCCCGCCGCGTTTTGCCTCGAGAAAACCGTCGGCAAATTCGTGTAGCATGTTCTCGAATACGTCTTTCCCACCTATCAGCTTGTAAAGGCCGCTAAGGTGAAAGCCAAAGATGCGCGACTCTGGGTTACGCGCCACCGCCCGACCGCTCATGATCGCGCGCTGGCGGTCTAGGTCCGTCCACTTGGCCCCACAGCACGGCGCATGATACCACGCCCCCTGCGTGTGGTGCTTTTCCACTTCGCCCTCTTTGGTTTTGTCCCAACGAATATTCTCGATCTCAAGCACGTGATGAGCGCCGCAGGCCGGGCACTTGGCGTGCCATTCGTGCCACGTACTTTTTTCGAGGATACGCCAGCCCCTCGACTGCCCCAGAATCGTCGGCGTGGTAGCTTTGACCTTGACCGCGTTGCGAAATGACTCGGCGCGTTTATCAGCCAAATCCACCGGGTCGCCCTCTCGCCCCGCGCTCAATTCATCGGCGTCGATCTCATCCTGGATAATCACGCGCCGAGAGCTTTGCCGGAGTCCGCTCGGAGAGTTGGCACCGATGCAAACCAGCGAGCCACCGCGGAACTTTTTCTTTAGAATCGTGTTGTCGGAGTTGCGGCTTTTTGCCGCCGACATCGCTTCGCGCAACACGGGCGTGGCCTCGATAGAGGGGTCGAGCTTATACTTGCTCCACGCCTCGGCGCTGTCGAGTGAAGGATACTTCACCAAAATACTGCTGGGTTGAGCATGTATGTAGTAACCAACTACAGAGTTTAGGATTTCAGTTTTGCCCATCACCTGAGCCGCGCCGATAAGGATATGGTCTTGGTACTTTCCGGACCCAATGGCGTCGAGGATGTACGCCTGCCACGGTAGCCGATGCGGATTGTAGCGTCCGGGCTCCGACGACATCGAGGAGGGCAGTCTGCGGTATTCAGCCGCCCATTCGCTGATCTTCATGTTTAGCGGTGGGCGCCATGCCTCGGCCCAAACCTTGCCAAGCAGCCGCGCGGCCTGACCTTGGCAAAAACGCAAGACGCATGGAGTGGGCTTGTATTTACTCATTGGATACGTTGTCGGGTTTTGTGCGCGTGCATTTACTCACTAGGCGCTTCTTCTGCTTCCGCTCTCTTTGCCTGCGACTTCTTCACGATCTCGGCTAGGTCGAGAGCCATGATCGACTCGCAGGCCGCGCGGTTGGCTTTAGAGATCATCTCCGCAGCGGCTTGCGCGCGTTGCTCAAGAATGACCGCGGCCCCAATGCTTGGCCCTACTTGGGCCAATCGCTCGACCGTTGCGGCAATCGCAGGCTCAAGAGCACCGGCAACCTCAGAGGCTAGCACAAGCGCGCCGGCATCGCGCGCCGTTGCGATCTCGGCGGCATCGGCATCCGCGATCATCTTGCGCCGGCGCGCTGCCTCGTAGTCCTCTTCTCCATACGCCGCCCCGCCTCGCCGGCGGGCTAGCTCATCCAGCAGCGAGCCTGGGGTGACGAGCGAAATGCCGGCTTTCGCAAGTGCTCCCTCCAGCATCATTTGGCGCACCTGCCTCTCCGTGCAGCCAAGCACGGAAGCGCAAAAATGCACGGGGAGGTTTGGGGTCTCAGCTTTGGGTCTCATTTTCGAGGGAATGTCTCAATATTGTCTCATCTAGGAAAAGGGCGAGCCTTTCTCT